CGAAACATCAGCGAAAGCTGTTCAGCACGAGAGACTCCTCTTCGTTGCTGTACTGCCTGAATCTGTTGGCTTCGCTCCTGCGCGCACGGGGTGCGCACAGTTCAATCCTGGTTCCCCTCTCAGTCATCGGCAAACCTGCCGTGGCTGATCGTCGATACGAATGCATAGTTGCAATCGCAAAGGCGGGAGGGTGGATTGTTCAGCGGAGGGATAAGGGAACATGTGTGATCAAATCTGGTAAGGCTCTTAACCACTATACGTGGCAGAGCGAATCAGGTTTTCACACGTCCTCTTTTCCCCAACATACTACTTCAGCGTTGCAGGTAACTGCGGCCATGCTCGAGATTTTCAGCGATCATCAAGATCGTTATCTCGCTAGGCATTCGTTGGAGTCGTTGTTGAGTGGATTGCAAGTGTTTCTTGAGTTAGACAACTATGCGGACTTTATAAGTCTGCTTAAGTATCATACACAGGATCTACATGCAAGGAGTTTGACGGGCATATACAAAGGGAGAGTCATTTCCCAAGTTTTGCCGGAGGCTCCGAACTTCCCAGTTCGGAACCCGCTCCTGTTTCGGGGTAGTGTTCGGAAATTCATTAGTTCCAGGTTAATTTCTGTTACGAAGAAGAACCAACACTTATTTTGGTCGCTCTCTCAAGTTAAGAGAGCCGCCGAAGTTGTCCCAGACTCCTTTGTCAATAAGGCGCTTCAAAAGCACCGTAAGACAATGGAAACCCCATCTGGACCCATCTCACCATCGTACGAAGCCTCAATCAGGGCTAAGTTGAAGAGCATCTGGAAAGGTATAAAAACCGATCGAGTGTTCTCCGTACGCGAATACAGTACCAACGCATGTTGGGAAAGTGGACGCGACGACGGTGGTGCGAAGGGATTCCTCTTGTACGATCATGTGCAAGAGGGGCTTTCATCTAATGATGAATTACTGAGGATGTCCTATAACCCAGTTCTGGGTTTGATGGAGGATCGTGGCTTCGCGCCAGTCCCTATCGAGGAACTCGTCCGCGGTGAGCAAAGGAGAGTGAAATCTAATGCTGACCAAGGTCTATACACCGGCTGCCAAGCCAAAGTATACCCAGTTTGTGAACCGTTGAAGGTTCGGACCATCACTAAGGGCAATGCGTTTGCATATGCCCTTGCTGGTGGACTTCAGAAGTCGATGCATCGACATCTCAAGTGTTCCAATCAGTTTGCACTGATAGGGGAACCCGTTACTTCACTAAGTGCCGTTGAATGGTTGGTTGAGAAATCACCCCTCGGACTTTGGTGCTCTGGAGATTACTCCGGGGCAACGGATCTCATCAAGATCGCTTTAACAAAGATATCACATGAGACTCTCCTTGGGGAGCTCAAACGAGAGTTTAATCTCGGTGAAGAGTATAATCAGATCATGCGATCCGTACTCTATGAACATGAAATTCATTATCCGCGTGGAAGCGGTCCAGATGGAGGAGATCTTGCTCCTGTGATGCAAGTAAATGGTCAGTTGATGGGGTCGGTATTATCCTTCCCACATCTCTGTGCCATAAATCTTGCGCACTATTGGCATACGATCGAGCCGTCAGTAACAAACTGGCGTCAGCTCAAGGTCCTAGTCAATGGTGATGATATATTGTTTCGAACTGAGTTCGAGCAATACCAAGGTTGGTACTCCACCCTCTATGAGGCTGGTTTCGTACCTTCTCCGGGAAAGAACTTTCTACATCCTAAGTTCTTTACTATCAATTCACAGCTTTTCAGCGCTGCACAAGGTGCGCGACTCCCTGAAAAGATTCCTTTCTTCAACACTGGCCTGCTTTATGGGCAGTCCAAAGTTGGGGCAAGAGAGGATGAGCTTGCGAAACCGGTGTACCTTCTTCACAATCCTTGTGTCGAGGGCGCACTGAACCCGAAAAGGGCTTCGCAACGGTTTTTAGCGATCAACAAACTAGCGATGCAAGACGTAAGCAGCCACCGAGGTGTGCAGCTAAATTATTTTGTATCAGCAGAGCTAGGTGGTTTGGGTCTTCACCCACCACCTGGCACTTGTATCACGACTAACCCAGATCTCCAACAGCCACACACCATCCTGGTCACAGGATCTCAGCGAAAACTCGCAGAGTATCTTTACGATCGATGGGTGGAGTGGTATGACACCCCCCCGGCCGGACCAGTAGGCTCACCTAAGAAGGTGAACGACTACGAGTCTTACGAAGGAAGGACCGATTCCATATGGAATCTCGACGATGCAATCAGATCGATTGAAGTCGAAGACCAGTTTGGTCTAAGTCATCTTAAGTGTACTCGCGGTTCGTCGAAAGGCTTACCTCCGATCGAACAGAGAATTGTCCGTCGTCTTGTGGAGAAGACGGAGTTCATCGTACCTCAGGCCCGCGTTGTGCGGCCCTCAGCGGATGGTGGAGTCAACTGTAAGTTGAATGAGTTATCTGACAAAGATCTCATGAAACTCAGTTACACATGGCAGATGCCTCGATGGACGAAAGTCCTACGAAACGAGTCCAAATGCAAGTTGTCTCCAGCTTCTCTCTGTAAAAAGACTTTCGTTGAAGTCACCAGCTCACTCGAGGATCTCTGTATCCCTGAAGAGTTTTGCTACGGTAGACGATAAACGGTCGATGTTCCTTCGACGTCTTTTCGCAGTGCGATGCTTAAATGTTCAGCAGCGGCTATGGGGTGTTCACACCCAGAGCCGACGAGTCAAGCAAACTCGTGAAGTGTCCAGTCCACAACCTTCGGTGCCAAAGTCTTACGACGATGGGAGGAGGGTAGATTGACTGGTAGACGTTACTGATGTCTTTGATGTTTGGGAGGTGGAGGGCGCTCGCGCACAACGTTTCACTTTTCCTCTGGTCTAGGACCACATCATTGACTGTCTATTTGGATTTCAATACATAAAGCTTCCAAAGCGGGTATAGTTACCGCGCTAAGGCTTCTTTCCAACAATCAGCTAATAGGACGATCAGGCGAAACCTGATAATGGTTGTGATACCATATCGTACTGAAGACTGATTCTTCGTCTCAACTTTTAAGTTGAGAGACACTTGCTGCCCTGGTTAACTATCAGAGGAGAAGTTGTGAGAGGAGTCGGAATGCCAAGAGACTGCACGGGGCGGTCGTCTGCAATTATACAGATGGCTATATTGAAATGAACAGTCCCATTCTTGCGAGTGGGATCCAATGAATCGCAACAAGAAAGGTTCGGGTGCACCAAAAGCGCCCCTGAGTAACCAGATGTTACAAAGAATCGAGTCCCTTGAGAAGGCACTCGCGAAGAAGATCAATGAGGTCCAGAACCTCAACCAGCGAGCGAAGGCTCGTCGTGGTGCATCTTCCGGCGGCTACGATTTGAATAATCGTAAGCAATCTTCAGGCCGTTTAGGCCTCTCATCCTCAAACTCCTCGAAGGTGCGTAAAACGCATACTCTCGAGGAGGATGAATACATTGCAGACATCAATGGGTCTGTCGCGTTCGCTACAACAGCTTACCCGATCAACCCAGGTCAGGCGACTACATTCCCCTGGGGGAACAAGATCGCTGAACTCTACGAGAAATATGATTTCCTATCGTTGGAATTCTACTATCGCAGAGAGGTGTCGGAGTTCGCTACTAATGGTCAGGCCGGGAAGGTTATGCTTTCCTGTGACTATGACGCTAGTGACGGACCACCAGCCTCGAAACAGCAGGTCCTTGATACGGAACCTCATATCGATGCTATGCCATGTGCTGAGCAGATCGTTCTTCGGATCGATTGTGCTCAGATGAGAAATCAGCCCTCACGTTATGTGAGGCCTGGCGCAC